GATACTAAAGGACATGAATTAGCAAGAATCAAAAACAGAATAGCAAAACTTAGCGGGGGAGTTGCCACAATTAGAATTGGTGCTTCTTCATCTATTGAAATGCGAGAAACTAAAGAAAGACTCGATGATGCTTTACACGCTACAAAGGCCGCATTAGAAGAAGGAATTGTAGTTGGTGGTGGAACATTATATGCTAAATTAGCAGAAGACGATACTTTACCGAAGTGGTTCACATATTCTTTAAAACAACCAATGCTAACATTGATTGAGAATAGTGGTGATGTTTCATCGAACCTTGAAATTGATATTTCTTCCGGTATGGGCTATAATGCTCTTACTAATAAAATAGAAAACTTAGAAGAAGCAGGAGTCTTTGACCCATATAAGGTAGTTAAGAATAGTTTCTTAGCGGCATTATCAATAGCATCTTTATTCTATTCGACAGATGTAGCAGTATTATTACCGGAGGCTTGATTATGGAAAAAGAAATCGTAAGAATGACAACTGTTTATTCCGATGGTTCAATGATTATTCTTGTTAAAGATGGGAATGTATTTAGAATTGAACGGAGGAACAAGTAATGGACTGTTCAAGATGTAAAAGGCGCATAAGACCAACAGATGCTTATTATGTAAGAAGATACGGTGTATGTGAGAAGTGCATAAAGGTGATGAGAAAATGAAAAAGAAAGCAATAACAGTTAATCTTCCTGCACCACATAAAGCAAGAGTAAAGTGTCCTATTTGTTTAGGAAATAAATGTAATGTCTGTAAAATGACAGGTGAATTAGCAATAGAAGTTGCTCCTAAAATACCTATTCAAAGAGCGCATATCATAAAATATGTTGCTGAAAACATACATGAAGTTGCTCAAGAATTAACTCTTAAGTGGGGATTAGTTCCTAAAATAAACACTAAAGAAGTTATAGAAGTAAATAGCGGTCAATATGAAGTGGTTCAAGTTTCTTCATTAGGAGGCGCATGTTGGATAGTTAATCGTATAGATGAATTAGATACGCCAAGATACTTTACATCAAGACAAGATTTAGATAAATTCAAACAGGGGTGGATGAATTGACAGATGAGTTTGAAGTTATTGGAACAATTATCCGTGATGATAGCATGGAGTGTAAAATTAAAAAAGGCAAATATTGGAATATCGAAGTCTTGGATATTCGATGGTTTAAAGATAATAAACCCACAAATAAGGGTGTTCGGATGAACATGGAAGAAGCAAAATTATTATTACAAATATTAGGGAGAGAGATAGAATGAAAAGAATAAGCGTAGTTCAAGCCAAAAAGAGTTTGAAGAAAGCAAACGAAGATAGACAGTATGGACATGGTTCAGTAGATTTATTCATTAACTGTTCAGCAGATTTAATGGATTTATTTGCACAGTATTTGGAAAGTCAAATGACTGTTCCACCAAGAAAAGGAGCAGGAAGTAGAGTTCAAAGACTTCATGTTGAATTAGCATACAGTAGGTTTTACAAAACATTGAGAGATTTTATGGATGGTGAAAAAGATGAATAATAAATTATTTTTAATAACAACAAATGATAAGAAGTTTGATGAATGGTCTAAGAAACAAAAGAAAGCACTTAATGAAGTTGAATTAGAACATTTTAATATGGGATATGCAGGTATCGCTAAAGGTAATTATTTAGCAAGAGCATCATTTGTTTGTTATTGGGAGATTTATGCTCATAATGATTTAGCAAGATTAGCACCCGCTATTACTCAAGCAACTCTTATTCATATGATGCACCGCTTTATTGAAAGAGGCAACCAAGAAGAAATACATACTATACAACAGATTATGGCTAATTTCTTAAGATTGCTTCAAAGATTAGATGGGGAAGAATCAAATGAAGAAGAGTGAATGGATTTACTTAGCAAATGCTATGTGGACATATGCTGAAAAGCATGACGGGAAAATCAGTAGCCTGTTAAAAGAACTGATAAAAAATATAAATAAAAATATGGAAGTGATTATAGATGACATGGGAACGAATGGCAAGGTTATTAGAAGCGAGCGATACTCTAACACCAACGCAACAGATAAAAATGATAGGAAACGCTCTTGAGAATTTTGAAAATAAAGGATTAGTATTATCTATTTTAGATAAAGATAATCTTACTGCTAACAATTTAGGTTTAGCAAAGGCTAAGAAATGGTTAGCAAAAATATTTGATGTTTTTGAAAGTGAAATAGATGGTCTATTAGCGGCTCACAATGATTTGGGAGATGCAATATATTATCTTGATGTTTCAGCAGAAACAGAAATAAAAAACGGTATGCCTTTATTAAGTGCTAAACTAATATTGGAATTTAATTGTGGTAAAATTGATTCCGATGTTTTTACAAATGTAGAAACTGCTTTAGTTGGTATGTCTGCTAATGGCCGAAGATGGTTTGTTAGGTATCTTCTAAGAACACCAAGAAACGGTATCAATAGAGGAACAGTTACGAAAATTATGGCTCATTACTACAAAAAGAAAGTTAAAGAAGTAAAGAAACACTTGAACTTTAACTCTATCGAAGTAGTATGTTCTGCATATGAAAGAGGAATAGAGCCTCCATGTAATTTAACACATGGAAAGTTTGTAGCACCTATGTTAGCAAAAGAAGTGCCTATGAATAAGTGGCCAACTGATTTTGTAGTTGATTACAAGTATGATGGCAATAGGTATCAAATTCACATTGAAGATGGTAAAGTTATGATTTTTAATCGTAAAGGTAAATTAGTAACAGTTCAATTTCCTGATATTGTTTTATTATGCTCAAAGTATGATGTCAAGAATGCAATACTTGATGGTGAAATATATCCAATAAAAGATGATGGAACACCTGCGCCACATAAATTAATGGCTACAAGAGTTCATTCTAAGAATCATTTAGAGGCGGCTGAAAAGGTAAAGGTTGAATGGGTTATCTTTGACTGTCTTATGCTAAATAATGAAACTATTATGGATTTACCATACAATGAAAGACTTGAGAAGATGAAGGATTTACCGAATCAAGCGCACCGAATAACAGAAGGTGATATTATGGCTTTTTATCATCAAGCAATTAATGATGGTTTTGAAGGTATTATCGTCAAAGATTCTTCAATGGCTTATGAAGCAGGAAAAAGAAGTGTTGGTTGGGCTAAATATAAACCGCCACAAATCAATCTTGATGTAGTTGTATTATCTACTAAGTATGGAGAAGGTAAAAGAGCAAATGTGTTTGGAACATTTGAATTAGGAGTAAAGTCCGACAATGGTTATCAAAGCGTTGGTTGGTGTGGTAGTGGTTTTTCCGATGAGGATTTAATCACCCTAACAAATACGCTAAGAAGAAATGTTGAGAAATTTGAGAATGGGCAGTTCTTTGTTTCACCTGTTGTAGTTTTAGAAGTTAAGGCTGATTTAGTTTCAAGAGATGAAAAGGACAACTTAGGCTTAAGATTCCCAAGATGTGTTAGAATTAGAGATGATAAGTTTGTTGCGGATATTAATACCTTAGAAGATGTGGAGAGATTAGAATGAATTGGACACTACATAGAATGTATTTTATGGCTATGCTAAGAGATGGTTGGCCTATAAAAAAAGCATATGAAGAAGCAATAGCATTAACATTGGAGAGATTAGAATGAAAAGTGCATCATGGAATACTAAATATATGACAGATATATTTGGTAGAAGTATAAAGATAAGTGATTTATCAATGAACCAAACTAATCGTGAAATTAGGAATATCATGAGAAGAATAAGAACCCAATATGTTCAACTTCTTGGTTTATATCAAAGAAGATTTATTCTTTTACATCAACAAGGCGAAACAAACTATCAAAGAAAAGATGCTAAAAAGAAGATTGCTCAAACTTTAGGTATGCTTGAGAATGACAAATTCGCTCTTGACGACCAAAGACATAAGCATATTATACTAACTGCTCTTAGTTTTATAGAGAATGGAAATGATGATATTGGCTTGGTTAAAGCAGTATTACAACAGGCATTAGAACCATTGGAAGAGGAATGATTATGATTCAAGCAGGAGAAATGACAATTATTGATACCATAACTTATAGATGTATTAAAATTGATAAAGAAGGTTATGCTCATCTTAAAAATATATTACATGAGCAGGGCAGACCTAAATTAGTATTACAGAAGTATTGTCCTTATATCAAAGATAATGCAATTGTTATTCCGGAGAAACCACAAATACCAAAACATAAACCCAAAACAAAAGTGAATATAACAAAACTGTTTAAGGAAAATACAGATTTACAAGTTTCTAATCAAGCAAGGTATTTCGTGGGTGAATGGGTTGAAACGGCTTTATGCAACTTAATAGCCAACGCAGAAGAAAACGCTATAAGCAGGGGCGATAGTCGAATAACTGCCGCACATTTCTTTTGGTTAGAAACAAATACTGCACCTAATGGATATTGGCCGTCAAACATGAAATACATGAAGGAATGATTATTATGTTCAATGACCTTCATATTCAAGAATGGATAGAAAGTCATGGAACGGCTACGAGTTTTACATTCGTAGTATTTGGAGATTTGAAAGAAGAAGAAGTTGAACTCTTGATTAAGGGCGTAGTTATTCATCTCCAACAAATTAAGAAATACTCGGAAATGGCAGTATTTTTTGACCCAATAGATGAGAAGCAAGCGGTTGCTTGGAATACTTATCAAGGAACAAGTTTAGCGTTTATCTTTGCAGGAGACGCTTCGGAAACAGAAAATACCATCAAAGGAATAATCTTAGATGGGCTAAATTTTCTTAGATACAAATGCGAATACTTAGGAATAAAAGTAAGTGAGAATTATGTTTAGTAAAGATATGTTAGTAGGAATTTTATTATCATGTGCAAAAGTTCAGTTCAAGATTATTAGAACAGATGAATTAAAGATTGGCTACAAACCAATAGTGGGTTTGAGCATAAGAGGAAAGGCTAAGTTTCTACATGGTGTGCAACGGTCTTTGTTGCATTGGGGAGTATATTCTTCTTATCACAATGAAGAATCCTCTTCAAGACCAAAGCCAATACTCTATATTAGCGGGATAATGAACCTTAATAAAGTAATAAATAACATTCCCGACAATTTAGAAAGTCGTCAAGGTGAGTGGATTACAATGGACAAGGTAGTTAAAATGTTGGTAAATAAAGAACATTTGACACAGAAAGGATTAGATAAATTATTAGAATTAAAAGGGGTTATTTAATGGGATTAACAACAATGAATCAAAATAGAGCAATTTTAATAACAGGTAAAATAGGAACAGGAAAATCAACTATGGCTTTAACATTAGTAAAAGAACCAATGATTGTATTTGCTAATGATATTGATATTGATGTAGGTTCTTTTCCTGTGGAGAATGGTATTATAATAGAAGATGTGCATTATAAACCAGATAAACAAGCAATTCTATCTATTTTAAGAATTTATAGAGGACAAATTGTATTAACTTCCATTAATGAAAAATCAGTTCCTAAAGAAATAAAAGATATGTGCCGTATTAAGCGAGCCGGTTCTTATAACTTTCTTGAAGAGTCAATTAAATCAATTGCGCCTAATTCAGAAAAACCGTTCTCGTTTGAAAGAGACACTTATTCCCTCGTAAGAGGCTACTTGAAGGAAAGAGATAGAGACTTAGTTGCTAAGTTATTAGTTTATAACAAGCCTCCGGACACTCAAATAGTATCTTGGTTAAGTGAAAATATGCACCCGCATAGATTAATCTTTGTTGATGGTGTAGTAAAGAGAAGATGGAGTCAAAAATACTTCTATGAAATGTTAGCCTATGCACATGAAGGTGGCTCTTTTGATAGATTAAATATGCCTAAAAGAAGAAAATATTCAGTATTGCCTAAGTTAGCAAGACGGCTTGGAGTAAGGAATCCAAGAGTCTTACGGCAACTTTGTATGGATAAGACCGTTGCTTCACAGTTTAAAAAGAAATTAAATAATGGGGAATGTCGTCTTTTAGGTTTAGGTGAAAAAAGAAAGAGAAAAAAGACAGACCCGATAAAAGCAAAACAAACCTCTTTGGAGGATTATTTATGAAAACACACAAATTAGTTTATAGAATAGAATCTATTTTACAAGACAAAGAAATGACTTGTAGGCAGATAATGGATGAATTAAATAAAGAAAATTCAAGGAAGCGCAATTCTTCCAATAGGTCATATTCATTTACCTCAAATCAAATTGCACAACTACTTAGAAATAAAAGATTTGAAAAGATTGGAAAATGTAAAAATAAAGATGTTAATATATGGAGGAATAAAAATGTTATGGACAGAAAAATACAGACCAAATAAGTTAAATGACTTAATAGGACAAGAACACTTTACTTTAGATGCTAAAACATGGATAGATGAAAGAAACATGCCTAATGTTTTAATTCATGGAAATCCCGGAAATGGGAAAACAAGTGCTTCTTTAGTATTAGCCAAAGAAATACTCGGTGAATCTTTTATTGATAATTATATTGAAGTGAACGCTTCCGATGATAGAAGATTAGAAACAGTAAGAACAACAATAAAGAATATTGCTCAAAGTGCAACAATAGGTGATGCACCATTTAGAATCGTATTATTAGATGAAATGGATGGAATGACTAATGATGCTCAAAATGCATTAAAAAGAATTATGGAAAGATATGCAAGTAATATAAGATTTATTATTACTTGTAATGATAGAAATAAGATTATTTTTGCATTACAAAGTAGATGTGCTAACTATCATTTTAAGCCATTGACTAATGAATCAGTATTGGAAGTAATACAATCAATCCTTCAAAAAGAAGGTATAACTCGTTTTGAAACCAATGATTTGAACTCCTTTATATATGCTATGAACGGTGATATGCGGAGGGCGATTACTGAATTACAGGCGGCTAAAGCAAGTGATTCTTCCCTCAAGGCACAGGTGGATAACAGTTTAGATGAATATAGCAAAATACTAATGAAAATAATTGATAAACAGGCAGATTCTTTACAGGCAATACATAACTTACTTTACGATGGATATACTATCCGTGAAATTTGTATTGGCTTGCATGACGCAGTATTAATTGCTGAATTAGATAGCAATTTGAAATTTAAAGTCCTTAGAACGATAGGAGAAAGTGAATGGCGTTCAACCACTATGACTCCTAAAGTATTAGCCTCATGGTTAATTGGCCAACTATCATAGAATTGAACAAAACAAAACAAAAAAACAAAAAATAGGAAAGTGAAAAATATGAATGAAGATATGAAAGCAGAAGTGATTAAAAGCGCACAATATATTGGTTTGAGCGAAGAAGAAGCGTTAGCAAAATTCGTTGAAGTTTGCGAAGAAAACGGAATTGAAACAACCGCCCCAATTGCTAAAGGTGTATGGAGAAACTATGTTGCGAATGTTAGAAGAACCCAAGAGGGAGATTCAAATAATAACAATAACAACAGTAATGATTCTTTTTACAAGGCAGCATTTGGATTCTTTGTTGCTTTAGAAGAACCAAGAGATATGATGGCGTGGAACAGAATGAAAGCAAAAGAAGAGTTTATGCGTGATGCTGATAATGCCCTTGAAAAAGGAATTGTAGCAATAGCAAATGAAAATGCTTTAGGTAAGTGGGTTATTTCCCGTTATCAACATGGAGAATATGAAGAGAAAACCATTTCATCTCTACCTGCGGGAGCAGAAGAAACAGAAGATGGCCGATATTATATTCCTTTAGATAACACACCCGTTTATATGAATGGCGGAAAGAATGCACAATACGGAAAACCACTACCACCACAACAAATGAGAAGAAGCGGAGTATTTTACGGTTCTATTGGAACAAGTGAAATGAAACCTTATTTCTTCTCTTATAAGAATCAAGGCGGAGTAGATTTTGCACCTAATACATTTGAATGGGTGCATTTCCTTTGTGTTGCTAATGATGCCGGAACAGATATTTATGGGGCTAAAGATTTAACAGTTAATAGTCTTTCATTGAATAGTGAAATGAGTCCGGACAATGAATTATTTAGAGATATGTCTAACTTTGACTTTGAAGATTGTCTAAGAAATAACTTTGGTTCTCATCTAACTCCACTTATGGAATTAGATAGAGCGCATATTCAAAGACAGGAATTACCTTCTAAAGAAAGATATGTAATTACTGATGGAACAGTAACTAATATGAACATGACTCCAACAAAGAACGGTAATAGAATTATCAATATAACAGATATTGATTATGAATTGGATTATTCCGATGGTTCAGGAATTGTAACTTGTTGGATTCCTCCACATTTGAATATTGATTTCGGTATTCAATCATCAGTTATTATTGTTGGCCGAACAAGCCAAAGAACAACCGATGAAGGAGTTGAACCAACAACAATTAATGCTTCGGGTATTTATTGCACCTTAAAGCATGGTTCAGCCGTTGAAGTTTCACAACCCGTTGAGGATAACTTTGATTGGTTTTGATTGATATTCCGGTTATTCCCCCGTAGAAATGTCGTGAGGTTTTATATTGGCCTCCATAGTTTGCGGTATGATGTGTTGGCGACATTACAGATTTCATGTTGGGATTAATGGATAACAAGTGTAAGTATGAACTTGTGGAAGCAATTGATACTCGGATAGGTGCGAAGCCTATATTTAAGGAGAAATTAATATGATAAAGATATTTAAAAATGCATTAAAAACAGATAGAGCGTTTATTCATTACGACAAAATCCAACATATTTCTTGGAGTCGCACTTTGAACCGAATGGAACTAAAGGTTCATTCGGGCGCAGGTGTGATTATTCAAAGTGTGGAAGTTGAAGAACTTGAAGAGTTTTTAAATTCTTATGTTCGTGATTGGTTAGGAATAGGGGGATTTACCTATGAATGAATTAAAAGAAGATAAGTATTTAATAAAGACTAATAGTTATATGATTGACTTGTCCAAAGTAGATTTTATTACTTGGAAAGAAAATGACAAGAAAGAAAATACCTATTGGGCTAAGTTTCATATTGGAACTAAAGAAGCAAGATATGTTTGTAATGGTATTGAGGAATTAAGAACAGTATTGGAAACATGGTCTAAACTTAATGGAAAGAAAATAGAGATAGAAGATGAAGATATAATAGAGGAATGGTGATATAATGAGTTTAACAAGTAAGAATAAACAACCAGCAGTAGCGAATGAAATGATAGAAAACCAAAGAGTTGTCGCATTTCAGGATAAATTGAAAAAACAAACAGAAGGTAGATTAGCAAGAAGTAGTCGTTTAGTCTGTGGTATTTGGGGAGAACCTAAAACAGTCAAAAGCGGATTAGCACTTGATTTTCCTAATAAACAAATATATGTTTTAGATTGGGATAATGGTTGCGAACCGACATGGAGACAAAATCATGAAATGACCGACAGGATTACTTTATGGAATCCCGAAGTAAGAAACCAAAATGGCGAATTAGATATTCAAAAGTCGGAAGCAAATTCCGAAGATTTTGTTCTATTCGTTAAGTCTAAAATAGCAGAAGGAGAAGATGTTTTGTTTGTATTTGACGGAGTAGATAAGTGGCTTGATTGTTGCACATTAAATGTAACTGGAAGTTCTAAAATTGGCAAACCACAAAAGATGAAATTTGAATGGGGCAAAAGAAATGCACCATTTTATTCTCTATTGATGATGTGTAAGAATTTAGATTGCGACCAAATTTACATTACTCATGCTAAAGCAGATTATGGAGCAACAGGAGAAGTAATTGGTTCTAAACCTAATTGGCACAATTGGGGAGATTATATGTTCCAAATCATTTCAACAAGAAGAACTCGCAAGAAAAACGATGTAGTGTATAAGGCTGAATTACTAAGTAGTAAAACTAATACTGCGCTTGTCGGTAAAACTTGGGAATCATTAACTGTCGGAACAGGTAAAGTTTCATGGACAGGTATTCCTGAATTGCGAGAGGGATTGATTTGAAATTTACAATTGAAGCAAATAAACTAAAGAACGGATTAGAGAGGGTTCAAGTTAAAGGAAAAGGAACAACCAATAATGGATTTGGTAATACTAATCTTGGAGCATACGCTCTCTTAGAAGTTAAGGATAATATTTTGAGCATTTGGAACGGAAACCAAACTTTCTTTGTATCGCTAACTATTCCATTAGAAGGTGAATCCGAAGAAGGCGTTTGCTGTCTTGATAGCGCAAATGTCCTTCCTTATTTGAAATCATTCTCTAATGAGATAACATTTGCAGTTGGCGATTTTATTACTATTACAAGTGGTGATTCAAAGAAGGCATCAATACCTTTAGTTGTTAATCACCCTCAAATTCAACCATTGACAAGAATTAAGGGAATGCTAAGTCATGTTAGATATGAAGTAAATCCTAACAGATTATGGACTTTCGGCAAAGGACAATTTGAAACTGCATTTACTATTACACACGCACAATTACAGAATGCACTTAAAGCGTGTGAATTGGTTAAGAGTGGCATATACAAGTTAGATAAGAATGAAACAATAACACTTTCAACAAGACAAAGCATTACTAACAAGTATGAAGAAACGCTAACTCCGTTGTTTATTACTAATCCAAATGAAGGAGCAACGGTTGAGTTTAGTAGTCCTCTTTATGCTTTCTTTGAGAAAGACCAAATGCTAAACATATACATGAAAGATGAATTTCCGCTTTTGATAGTGGCTAATGATAGAATACTATTGAAAGCACCACATATAGGTGCGTGAATATTAATGATAATAAGTAAGATGAATGATGGTAAAAGAATCTATAAATCTTGGAGAGAGAACGGTGAAAAGAAGTTTGAAATGGTGGAAGTTAAACCTTATTTTTATGTTAAAGAAGATGAGAAAGAACCTTCCAAGTATAAGGCATCAAAGTATATTGATAGAGACTTTGAGTATATTCGTGGTGATTGGGTTAATATTGATAATGAGCCGTTGAAGAAAGTTGTAGTTGATACTTCTTTTGATATTAAAAAGGCTAAAGATATGTTCAAGAAAACCTATGAGGCTGATGTGCCTTTTCACTTTAGATATGCGGTTGATGAAATAAAAGAAATGCCGGAGTATAAAATGCGTAAATGGTATTGGGATATGGAATGGCAACAAGGCGGAGAACATCATGATGAAATTACTACCATTGTAGTGTATGATAATTATGATAAGCAATACTATCAATGGGCGTGGTTTCCTAAAGATAATGTTCTATGTGATTCAGCACATCAGTATTTTTTTACTAATGAAAAAGATATGCTTGAAAACTTTATGACAACTATGGTTGTAAAAGACCCCGATATGTTAATTGCATGGTTCGGTCATTTTGCAGATATTCCTAAGTTATTAGAAAGAACCTGCGCTCTTGGTCTTAATCCACAAATAATGTCGCCAACAGGACACATTAAAGGTATTAAGAAAAAGAAAGATAGTTTTTCCTTTGCTTATGGTGAAAAGGGCTTTAGTCCTATTGAACAACCTATTAATGGAAGAATTACTTTATCTTTAGATTTAGCATTTGAAAGACAATGGAATGATTCACAAAGAGGAACATTACCTTCTTTGTCTCTTAATTATATTGGTGAAACAGTTTTGAACAAGAACAAACTCGTCTCGGAGAAGTTTCCCGACACAAATGAATTTTATCGTAGGGCTTGGTTAGAAGATACAGAAACTTATCTTGATTATGCTTTACAAGATGTAAAGTTGATAGTTGAGATAGATGAAATGAATTATTGTAGTGAAGCAATACTATCACTACAAAGATTACTAAAAGCACCATTTGATGCTTGTTTCTATGCTTCTCATATGGGAAGTATTTACTTTATGAGAAATGCTTGGTGGAAATGTAAGACCGGAAGTAAAGTAGAGAAAAGAGAAACTTATGAAGGGGCTATGATATATGACCCATTAAGTGAACAAACTCAAGGATTACATCTTAATGTTGCTGCTTTTGATTTTGCAGGTCTATATCCTTCAATGATGATAGCAAGAAATATATCTTGGGAAACAATTAGTGAAGAACCAACAGAATTTGCAGTTAATATTCTAACACCAAGAGATTTTAGCCCCGTCGAAAAGAAACATATGTTGTATTTTAAAACAGATGAATTAGGACTATTACCAAGAGCAGTATTAGAATTAAAAGAGTTAAGAAATGACTATAAGAAAAGAATGAAAGCCTCTAATGATAGTGGCGAGTATCAAAAATGGTATAATAATCAAATGGCAGTAAAGCGTTTAATGGCTTCATTTTACGGAATTATTGCCTTTCAAGGCTTTGGTTGGGCTAATGTTAATTTAGCGGCTTCTATAACGGCAAGTGCAAGAGAGGCTATTAGATTAGCCGCATTTAAGGCGAAGGAG